ATTAAATTGGTAAACTGTGCAGTAAGAACAAACAACTAATAAATATTTTTACTTTTTAGTAGATTAAAGGGCGGACTTCGGTTCGCCCTTTTTGTTTATACAATCAAATCAAGTATAGTTTGAAGTTTGCCTTTTATGGCTTTGTTGTTTAAAGTATTTCTCAATCCACCATGTAAATTTTTTGGCCAACATTCAAAAGCACACCAACAGTATCCTGAATGTTCCTGATTTAATTTTGGAATAAATTCGCCATCAACAGCAATGAGATATGTGTGAAAGAAAAACTTTTGATCATTACTTGTGAAAAGTTCTAAAGGTATAACCTTTTTAAAGGTAGGGGTATCACCAACTTCTTCAGATATTTCTCTTTTAAGACCCTCGAAGGCAGATTCAGTATATCGTGCTTGTCCTCCAACAAGTCCCCACGAACCTTGCGTTTTTTTATCAGTCCTTTGCAAAAATAAAAAACGTTTTGTGCCTGTAGAATAGAACAAAGCACCTGAACAAATAATATTTTCTTTCATACGTTAGTATAACAATTTATATTGAAATTATCAAGGAGTAGTTGCGTCTTGACCCGCGGCATCGCCATCTCGCTCATATCCACCATCTAATACTATTGTCCAATTACCAGCGGCGTAAATGCCTTCATAACTTTTTACCCATTCAGTTCCATCAAATCTGTACTGAATACCTGTATTTGAATTGGTTACGTAATGTAATGTAGAATCTGGATTGGAAGCATCAAATACTTTTACAAATTTAGTACCATTATATTGAATAATATCACCAACACTAGCAACAAGATCTCCCCATGTAGAACTTTGCACAGTTGCAGTTGAATCTCCTATCTCATCAACAATTAAGTATCGATCACCTGCCGCATTGTTTGTAGGTGCAAATGTTAAAGGATTAATTATTTTTTTAACAGCAGGCAAAGTATTTTCAGGTATAGTATCATTATCAATAGTATATAATAAAATTGTATCATCCAAAGATGTAGTAGCAATAGTTCCCACTATTTCATTTCCTGTTGGCTGTTTCAATCTGATTTGTGAAGTTCCGTTTCTTACTTTTCCATATTGGTCTAGTAATAATTTCCAATTGACCGGGGGACCAAATGTCTCAAACGGATCTGCCAATCCTGGATCTCTGGCTCCTGTATGAAAGCCATCACCACCAGATTTAACATTAACGCCAGTTGTTCCTAGCAATCTCAATTGGTTACCTGTTACTAATAGTCCAAAATTGTTTGGCGTAACAAAACTTTGTGATATCAAAGGCCCACTGATCAATCCTTTGTTTATACCGCCATCGTCGTCGTATATACTCATAACAATTTTTTGTACAACACCTAACTTTTTTACTTTGACAGGTGGCGATAACCATATCGGCATACTGAAAGTCATAGTTGCAACATCTATCTCCGAGTCAGCACCAACAGGAATCGTACGTGAACTGAAGGTGATACCTGTTAATTCAACATAACTTAAACTTGTCCAATCAATAAAATTGTTTGATTTTTGTATTTCAAAATCCGGATTAAACAAATAAAGTATTTGTTCTAAAATTTGTAATTTTTGATCTGTGTTTGAACTGTATATATCCGCAGTAACTTCTAGTCTAAATGGCGAAGGCATCACTTTTTCAACAGTGTAACCTGCACCTAATTTGTTACTATATGTTCCGTCCTCTAACAAGTCTCTTTCTTTAAGATGTTGTTTTTCAACATGATAAGGATTTTGCATCCTCTCTCTGTCATAGTTAAGTTCTCTGATATAACACGCAATCTTTGGTGCATAGTTTAAAGCGTTTTCACTGTTGTTTCTTATTAAATTGGCAACTTGCCTAGTTGGATCTCCATAAACGACCGGTACTGCCTTTAAAGCAACCTCGCCGTCCGACCCCCTACCAATTTCTACAGAAAAATTGTTTAGGATTCTCATAAATTGAGTAAAAAATCTTCTTACCTGTCCTGAATAGAAATGCAACATTAATTGTCAGCCTTTGGTTTCAATGCATTTTCTAGCGATTGTCGTTGATCAACCGTTAGGCCATTAATTGTTGTTGTGCCTGATGAATTAACAAATCCAGTTTTCTGTGTTGCTCTGCTATCTGTGTTTGTGGTCGTAATTCTCACGGAGTCCTCTACCTTAATCCATCTATTTCCGTCATATCTAAAAAGTCTATTTGGTAGATAATCAGTACGTAAAAAATAGTCACCTTTATTTACGTTGGCATTAGGGAACGATATACCAAAACCTGCAGGGTATCCATTTGGTGCCACACCGTCGCCATCCAGATAGAAGCCATAATGGTTTGCCGCTGGTGTATCTATTGTTGCGTTTATTGGCTTATCTGAACTAATTCTATCTGTGCTGTTTACATTGTCGGTCCTAATATTACCTCTTTCATCTATAGGTGCTACGTAATATGATTTGTGGTTGAATCCTGATTTCGGCGCATCTTCCTCGGCCTGTGCTAATACTTGATCTGATATTGTTTTCTCTCTGTTGAATGTCGACAGATAACTTGCCAACGACCCTGTTGTGGTTGCATCGCCCAATATATCTCTGTATTCTTGAGAGTCTACTAATGATTTAAGTTTTAATCTTAACAAATGTGGCCACCAAGTTTGTGAAAATCCTTCTGCCGCTCGGTTTACATCTTCTATAACATAATATCTTTTCAGTGCTATCGGTATAGATTCGTCTAGACTGAAATCATCTTTCATGTGTGGGAACTCAAGCACGTCACCACTCATAGGTTTTCTTCCAATTCTCTCAACGGTGTCATTTAGATGCACTGTACAGAATAATGTGTCATTCTGTAAAAACATTCCAAACTGTGAAAGATTGAAATCCATATCTTGCACATTGTATATGCCACGTATTGTGTATATGTCTGCGTCATATTTCCTATCTCTGTTTTCCAAAAATAGTAAATCTTGAATCGTTCTTTCGTTTAAACTGTCACCTGAATATTGTGGTTGCGTTGGTGTTGCCGCTCCGTCCTTGTTTGTTTCTCCCTGATCGTATGGTCCTACATACTTGTGAAAGTGTATGTCCGTTCCTCCAACAGTAAACATCTCTTTAATGTTACGATCAAAGAATTTATAATCAGAACCTTTTTCAGGCTTAAAAATGGATAATCTTGGCATATCATACATATTTATTGCATACATCAAACCTATAAATATGTGTATGTCAGAACTTCAAACAGGTCAACAAGAAATATTTGATTACGTAAAAAATAATCTAGGCGAGGGTATGATAGATGTGGAATTAGACCCAAAACACTATCAAACGGCCCTAGAAAGAGCAGTAAATCGATATAGACAGCGTAGTTCTAATGCTGTCGAAGAATCTTATGCTTTTCTTGAATTGAAAGAAAATCAAAATACTTACATACTTCCTGATGAAGTGATAAACGTTAGAAAATTATTTAGAAGAACTGTAGGTTCCAGAACTGAAGGTGGCGAAGGTGGTACACTGTTTGAACCATTCAATTTAGCATACACAAACACATACCTTTTGAGGGCAGGTGCAACAGGTGGTTTGGCCACTTATTATGCTTTTGCTTCATATCAAGAATTAGTTGGTAAATTGTTTGGTTCATTCATACAGTTCCATTTTGATGTTGCAACCAAAAAACTTACAATTACACAAAGGCCAAGAGCGGACAACGAGACAGTGCTGATGCACACAGATAATTTTAGACCAGATATTACACTTTTCAAAGACATATATTCAAAACCATGGATAAGAGATTATACTTTGGCAGTGTGTAAAACAATGTTAGGAGAGGCCAGAGGTAAATTCAACACTATTGCAGGTCCACAAGGTGGAACCACACTTAACGGTCCTGAACTAAAACAGACAGGTCTTGCAGAAATGGAAAGACTTGATGCCGAAATTGGCAATTTTGCGGAAGGCGGTACTCCTCATAGTTTTGTTATCGGTTAATTAATAATCTTACATTTTTAAATAAGAGTATCATGACAGATTCCGGATATAAAAGATATTGTGATTGCTCAATTGACGATCTAGAAGCCATAGTGGAGGATCTAGAAAATATGTCGATCAGTGCGTTAAAAAACAAAAAACTGGACATGAGGAAAAGAATACTAGGTGCGGTAAAAGAAGCAAAATTAGAGATTGAAAAACGTCTCAAAAAATAGTATAATCAATACATGCTCATAGGAATAGTAGGACTTATAGGTTCCGGTAAAGACACAGTTGCAAAAAGACTTGTAGACAATCATGGATTTAAACGTGATAGTTTTGCAAAAAGTCTGAAAGATGCTGTAAGTGCCATGTTTAATTGGGATAGAGAAATGCTTGAAGGCAATACCTCAAGTAGTAGGCATTGGCGTGAACAACCAGATAAATTTTGGAGCGAAAGATTTGGCAAACCAATAACACCAAGATGGGTGTTACAACATTTTGGCACAGAAGTAATGCGTGGCCAGATGTATGACGGCATATGGGTGGACAGTTGTATAGGCAGGTACAAAGGTTTGAACACAGTTATATCAGACACACGTTTTCCTAACGACT